GGTGAGCGTTACATGCCAGCAAAAGCAGTTAAGTCTCTTACACCAGCAGAACACGCTGCTACTACTAAGAAAAAACGAGAAGGTACTGCTCAAGGTAAACAATTTGTTGCTAATACTAAAGCGGCTAAAAAGAAAATAAAGAAGGCAAGAGCATGAATATAAATAAACTTAGAGAGGAATTAAAAGTAGATGAAGGAGTTAAGTACGAGATTTATCTCGACCACCTTGGTCTGCCTACTTTTGGTATTGGCCATCTTATTTTGGAGTCTGATCCAGAGCATGGAAAACCGAATGGAACACCTGTCTCAGAAGATAGAGTCAACGAATGTTTTGCTAGCGACACCGACATTATGCTCAAAGAATGTAACGTACTCTTCCCCGATTTTGAAACATTGCCCGAAGAAGTCCAATTGATTATTGCTAATATGATGTTTAATATGGGAAGGCCAAGGCTTAGTAAGTTTAAAAACTTTATTAAAAACATTAACTTAGCTAATTGGCAAGGCGCTGCTGATGAAATGATTGATAGCCGTTGGTATAAGCAAGTAACCTCAAGAGCAGATCGGTTAGTTAACCGTATGCGTAGTATATAAAACGCCCTATAAGGGGAAAATCGTCATTATATATTATAGAGGTTAACAATGAGAAACACAGAGTACAAAGGCCCATCAATGCCTATTTCAGAAGAAATTGATAAAATGAAATACAGATTACAAGATGAGACATTTGATGGAAAGATTAAGCGTATATCAAAAGCACTCTGTGATGGAATTGAACATCAATATAAACTAGAAGATATTTTAGGAACAATGAGGTTCCTACCAGCAGGACGAGTACAAAATGCTATGGGTAGTCCTCGGATTACTACTGCTTATAATTGTTTTGTTAGTGGTATAATTGAAGACTCAATGGATAGCATTATGCTACGCGCTACACAGGCCGCAGAGACTATGCGCCGTGGTGGTGGTATTGGTTATGACTTTAGTCGTATTCGTCCTCGTGGTGATATGATTGTATCACTTGAGTCACAGTCAAGTGGTCCAGTATCTTTTATGGGTATCTATGACTCTATCTGCCAAACAATAGCTAGTAGTGGTCACCGCAGAGGCGCACAGATGGGCGTACTAAGGGTAGATCACCCAGACATCTATGACTTTATTCGTGCTAAGCGTAACAACGACAAGCTCACAGGCTTTAATATTTCTGTCGGTCTTACAGATCGTTTTATGGAATGCTTAGAATCAGGTGAAGGTTTTGATTTAGTATTTGAAGGTAAAGTATACGATACAATTGATGCAAGTCATCTCTGGGATGAGATTATGGAGTCAACTTGGGATTGGGCAGAGCCAGGCGTTTTGTTTATTGATCGTATTGCAGAAATGAATAACCTTTGGTATTGCGAAAACATTGAAGCAACTAATCCTTGTGGTGAACAACCACTACCTCCTTTTGGTGCTTGTCTACTTGGTTCATTTAACTTAACTAAGTATGTAAAGATTGAAGAGTATTCACAAAATACCTTTGATTATTTACAAATGTCAGCTGATATTAAAGAAATAGTTCGCGCTATGGATAATGTTGTTGATCGCACTATCTACCCACTTAAGGAACAAGAAGATGAAGCAAGAAATAAAAGACGCATGGGGCTTGGAGTTACAGGACTTGCTAACGCAGGAGAACTCCTTGGATATCCCTACGGCTCAAGTGCTTTCCTTGATTGGATGGGTGCCGTGTTCAAGACGCTCCGAGACGAGACCTACCGTACTTCAGCAGGATTGGCTAAAGAAAAAGGAGCATTTCCACTCTATACTGAACAATACCTAGAAAGTAAATTTATTAATACACTCAGTGAGGACGTTATTGAGTTGATTAAAGAAAACGGTATTCGTAATAGTCACTTAACATCTATTGCACCTACAGGCACTATTAGCTTGTGTGCAGACAATGTATCAGGTGGTATTGAACCAGTCTTTAGTCATTACTATGATCGAACTATTCAAACATTTGATGGACCAAAAGTTGAACGAGTAATGGATTATGCTTATTCTCACGGTGTTAAAGGTAAAGGTGCTAACGATATTAGCGTTAACGATCATCTTGAAGTTCTTCTTCTAGCACAAAAATACGTTGATTCTGCTTGTTCTAAAACTTGTAATGTAGGAGATGACGTTAGTTATGATGAGTTCAAACAAGTCTATGTTGATGCCTGGAAAGGCGGGGCGAAGGGATGCACTACGTTTAGACTTAGTGGCAAAAGATTCGGTATCCTCAACGAAACCTTGGAAGAAGAAAAGACGCTACCTAGCGAAACTCAGGAAGTGGTTAAAGAAACGGGAACGGCTGAAGCTTGCTTCATCGACCCGCGAACTGGCCAAAAAGAGTGTTCGTAATAATTATATAACGGAGGGGTAAAATGGCAGAAGAAGTAATTTCTGTTACCGACATTGCTTCGGCAGGGGTTTTTATTGACACCCCTCCCATTGCGTTAAGTGCTAACGTATTTACAGATGTTAGGAATGTTAGGTTTAAAGATGGTGCAGTACGAAAAATTACTGGAGAGCTATTACTTAATAATATTACAAGCGATATTACTACATCAGGTGAAACGTTTGGACAAACAAGATATTTTGCTGTATGGGAAAATCCTAACTTAGCACCACAGGGTTGTTATTATATTTGGGTAGTAGACTACGTACGTAACAATATTATTGTTGGACAAAAAGTTTATATACAAGATCATACTGGAGTTAAGCGAGACATTACACCAGCTAGTATGGCTGATGGATTTGCGTTTACAACTTATGGTTGGCAACATACTCTGTTTAGTGGTGGTTTTACTTTTATTATTAATAATGGAATTGATAAGCCACATTACATTCTTGATACAGCAGGTAATGCAGATATAAATAATCTTGTTCTTGCAGAACTTCCCGGTTGGGATAGCTATAACGTAGAACAAACTGTTCACAACGATATTTATTCTGCTGGAGCAAGCACTGTATTTGATCTTGGTCAAATAGTTGATTTTTCAGTTAATCAAATTCTTGTTACAGGAACAAATACTAAAACAGTAAAAGTAGGTAATCCTGCAGGTACAGGTACACCTAACAGTATTAACTTTGTTCCTGGAGCATTACCTTCACCTATACCTATAGTTACAGGTAATCAATATGAGATTTATACAGATACAGCTACTAACACAACAGTAATTGTTGTAGGTGGGCTTACTGTTGGTGATACATTAACAGTAACAATTGAGTCTAGAAATCCTGTTTCTTGTAGGGCTGGTATTGTACAATCTTTTGGTGACTTGTTAGTTGCAGGTGATCTTACTGAAGTTGATTCAACTAATCCTGCTAAGATTATTCGTAGACTTTCAGGTGTAGTGCGTACATCAGATGTTGCAGTTCCGGGATCAGTTCCAAATAACTGGAATCCTTTTGCATCTGGCGTTAGTACAGCAGATGAATTTACTCTGTCTGAAACAAACGTTATTCAAGAAATGAAATCATTGCAAGGTAATATGTACATCTACAGTACAGACAGTATTCACGTTATGCGTCTTACTGGCAATACTGCAGCACCTGTTTCTTTTGCTCCTAATACAGATGAATATGGTTGTCTTACTACAGGAGCCGTTGTTGAATATGATGGTAAACACTTTGTAGTTGGCGCTAACGACATTTATACGTTTGCTGGAAACCCAGGAAATATTCAATCTCTTTCTGATAACAGGGTAACAGAATACTTTTATAGTAATCTTAATCCTATTCATGAACGTCAGTTATTTGTGTTACAAAATCATCAGGAAACAGAAATTTGGGTTTGTTATCCTACACTAAACTCTACTGGGGGCGAATGTGATGAAGCTCTTATTTGGAATTATAGAGATAATACTTGGACTATTAGAGACCTTGATGCAGTTGCAGCTGGCGATGTGGGTCCAATTAAGGGTGGTGGGATACCAACTGCTACTATTGCCGCAACAGGTGATAGCGGTAATGCAGGGTATACTAATCGTGGTAAACGAGAAACTCAAGCAGTTACTATTAATGGTAAAACGCCTAAGAAAACAATAGGAACTAAAGCTGTTAAAACAGTAGCAGTGAGTGCATTTAGCGACTTTACTACAGATGTACTTGAAGTTGTAGACCTTACAGTTACAGGTGATACAGGGCCAAACACTGTTAATGCAGTAAGCACACTAACTTATCCTTCATCAACCACATTTATTTATGATCGTAATAAAACTACACATCTTGACGGTGGTGCTAGTGCGATTATTAATGGTGATGCTAGTATTGGTAATGTTAGTTTTCCTGCTAGTGCTATTCTTGGTACTGACTATGCAGATGGTGCTACAATTACTATGACACAATTTGTAGCTGCAATACGTGATTATATTAATAGTAACAATGCTTTAGCAGACTTTACAGCTACTGCATCTTCTAATGTTCTTACCCTTACGTCTGACGTTCCTGGTCCTCGTGCATTTAGTACTTCTACTTTTGCAGTATCAGGAAGTGGAACAACAACTAATATAACACCTAGTTCTATAGTGACAGGTATAGGCGTATATGGAATTACAGCAGCACTTAGCCCAGCTATCTCAATGACAATAACGGCACCAGCCGTAAGCGGAGTGCAAAGTGCAATCAACGAAACAATTGCTCTTACAAAAAATATCACAAGCCAAACAGCGATTAGAGATGATATTGTGTCTAAACTATCTGCTCTTAGCGTCTTTAATGGTAGTTCTTCTGCTATTTATAGTGTTACAGCTAACGGAAACAATGTAAGGTTTACTTCTATTAATGGTGGTAATCATAGTGCTTTAACAATTGTTTTTGCAACTGATTATCAAGGTACAGGCTATGCAGAAACAACCTTTGGTGGAAACCTTACTTCTTCAGTAAGTGTAGTCACTACAGGTGTTGATAATAGCATTCCACAACCAGTTCTTACAGTAACGTTTCCAGACTCTACAACAAGCTCTACAGTGCTTAGCGGTACACAAACAAGAGCTACAGTTAATACAGTAGTAAGCACTCTTATTAATGCTAACAGTGGATTTACTACAGTTACAGGCACTAATATTGTTACAGCTACAGCAACTACAGTTGGTATCCTAGCTAATAACTTTAGTGTAGCTATTACTAGCGCAGGTGCTTTACCTCCAGGCTTTAGCAGTAGTAACTTTACTTATGCTCAAACAAGAGCAGGACGTGCGGCTCATAGTATAACAGATCGTATTACTATTACGCCGCCTGAAGGAAACCCTGTAACAGTAAACTTTGATAGCACAGCAGCATTTGATCCTGACTCTGGAAGTTCACCTACTAATGTAGAAGAAATTACAGCAACAGAGATTGCTACAGCTATTGAAGCAGCTTGGACTGATACTACTTACTTTACCGTAAGTCGTTCTAATGAAGTACTTACTTTTACTAGTGCTGATCGTAAAAATGTAACAGGCTCTTTTGCTTATACTGTAACTCCAGGAGATGTTCGTACAGGTACGTTAGTGTCTCCATTGATTACTAACTCAACAAGCGGAAATATTTCGGTTGTAGAGGGTGTTACTGCTACTTATGCTAAAATGACTCGTGTTACAATTACTATTAACACAACTAGCGGTAGTAGTGTAATATTCGATAGGCATTATGGTGAAGGTCCGGGTCGTTTGTTAGACCCTAACTTTACACCAGCGGCTAACGATAGTACATACGGTGACTCAGGTGTTTCAAGTGATTCTGCTTATCTTGCATTATACTATAACCCTGATGCAACACAAGATGCTACAGAGTTAGCTAAGCCTAACGGCACTGTAGCTACACTACAAAGCGCTTTGTTAGCGGCTCTTGCTGAAATTAGTACTAATAACGCATTGATTGTAACACCAGACAGTACATCTGCACCTACAACTATTGATATTAGCCCTAGTCAGTTTAGTTCTGGTGCTAACTATGTAACTGCATTTAGCCCAGCTACACAAGTAGTAGCGGCTAGTGTTGCTCCTACAACTACAGCACTGGTAGCCGTAGCAGAAGGTAACACAGTAGCCACAACTAATCCTACTCAAGACACTACAGGAACTACTATTAGTACTACGTTTGATATTGTTAGATCTTGGTCTAGCAGCCAAACTAACCCTAATAAACTATTTCCTATTTTTGTAGAAAGTGGTTATGTGAGTGGTACATTGTTTAATCGTATTAGAGCCGCCGATCTTGGCTATGAGTTCGGTAGTACTCCTTATATCTCTTATGCAGAAAGACAACAGCTATCTATCACACCTAACTTTGATACTGAAACGCTTAACAGTATTGCACTATGGGCAGATGGTGGAACTATTATTTCAGTTGGAGGTGAGCCACAAAGGGCTACCCTTCAGGTTAGAGCAAGAGCTACTAACTATCCAGGAGAAAAAGCGTTTCTCACTACAGTAGAAGATAATACTCAAACTAATGCTAAGTCAAATAAGCTAGTAGTAAATGGATTTGTGGTTGCAGATGCATACAAAACAGATATGCGTATTACAGGTCGTTTCCTTAACTATCGTATTGATGATGCAGCTGCAGACACAAGCAGTAGTTATACAGGTAGTAACACTAGAGCATGGAACATATCAGGCTTTCAGTTAGGTGTAATGAAAGGAGGCGTTAAGTAATGGCAATTCAAAATCCGCCAATTACAGATCAACCAACCTTAGATTTTACTCTACTTGAAATGGTTAAGCTTATTAATGCACTTGAGCAACAGAATATTCAGTTGATTAAAGACATTAAAGAAGCTACTAACTTCGCTGACTTACAAGCAAAGGTAAACAGAAAATGATAAAAAAGATTGGGGACAATGACGTATTCGAAGCTATAAAGCTTATGGATAAGTCAACCAAAGATAATGACTACTTTGGGTATAATCGTAATGAATCTATTTGGATTCAATACTTTACATCTCTTGTAGAGAAGCAAAATGAAGGAAGCCCTCACGTATTAGTTATAGGTGATTATACGGACAACGGTACACTACGAGGGT